TGAATATGTACCTATCGGTGCTGGAGAATGTCCAAGAGAAATGCAATGTAAATACCGACCCAATGAAAAACCCTTTACGTTGAAGAACGTAGTAAAAAGTATAAAGGACAGTTTCAAATGAGCAAGAAATTACAAAAAGGCAGTCAATATGAAAAATTTGACTTAGATGGAGACGGAGTTGTAAGTGACCAGGAGCTATCACGATCTGAACATATGATACGTCTTGAAAACTCTGATAAAATGCAAGATCAACAGCGTATGCTTTGCTGGGTGTCATCTGTATCATCTATTATATTAATAGTGTTAGTTATGTCACCTGCAATACCAGATGCAAGAGTTGAAATGGTCACGGCTTTACTTTCAACATATGTTGTGGCAAATTTAGGTATCGTTGCAACTTTTATGGGAACGACTGCATTTACAAGGTCGAAAGAAAATGGTAAATGACATGGTTATTAGTAGTATTTTTATCAGGAACTGTTCAGGAAAGTGTCTACTTCAGTGATTTGGATTCGTGCCTTAGAATTGCATCAAAGATTAGATCACAAAACCTCGACCAATCACTCGCTGGGGATAGTCGAATTTGGGTTAAGGCTTATTGTGTACCTAAAACAGTACCTAAAAATAAAGAACAATGAAGCACCTAAATATTTGCAAGGTAAAAATAAATGATAGAACAAACAGTTAGTGACGTAGAAAACTTTACTAAAACTATCAATGTTACCGAAGGTGGCGGCAGTGATGTTGAAGCTGGTATACAATTCATCTATCATATGCGTGAACATTTAGTTGATATTGGAATTGCAACAGTATATGGTTTAGTTGTATATGCAATATTTTTATGGATTACTAAAACAATAAAGGGGTAGTTATGCCAAAAGACGCTTGTTATCACAAAGTTAAATCACGTTATAGAGTTTTTCCATCAGCTTATGCATCAGGAGCTATAGCTAAGTGTAGAAAAGTTGGTGCTGCAAATTATGGCAAGTCAACTAAAAAGAAAGCTACTGGTGGTGTTGTAAAGATGAAAAAGGGTGGTGAAGCTAAAAAAAATAAAAATGTGATAGAAAAGTATGGTGATACAGCTATCAATACTTTAACTGGCATGGCTTTAGGTGCAGGAGCTTATGGTGCTAATTTAGCACGAACAGCTAGAAGTAAAGCTAAAAAAGCAGCTAAATTAAGATTTGATAATTATATTGCTGACCTTGATAAAAAAAGAGTTAAAAAATCTTTAAAAAATAAGAGTAAACCATCAAGTGGTGGTGGAGTTGGTGGATTTGGAAAATTTAGTACCATAGGTCGCACTAAAAATATGGCAAAAGATATGCCCGATATGAAATTTTTTAGTAAAGGTGGTTATATAGCTAAAGGCTGTGGACAAGTAGAAAATTCCAAAAGGAAAAGAACTAGGAATTTCTAATGGCTGTTCGTAAAACAAAGTCAGGTTTAGCATTAAAGCGTTGGTTTAAGGAGGATTGGAAAGATGTCCGTACGGGGAAGGCTTGTGGGAGACGCAAAGGTGAGAAACGGGGTACTCCATATTGTCGCCCCTCAAAGAGGGTATCTGCTAAAACCCCAAAAACTTCAGGAGAGATGTCAAGTTCTGAAAAAGCGAAAAGAGTTGCTCAAAAGAAAAGAATAGGACAACCTGCAGGTAAGCCTAGAAGAGTAGAAGCAGTAAGGAGAAAAAAACGTGGCACAAAAAAAGGGTAGCATGAAAGGTTACACTATAAAGAGTGGAGATAAAAGACCTACTAAAAAAGGTGCCGGTATGACTGCCAAAGGTGTTGCTAGATATAGACGTGAAAACCCTGGTAGTAAATTAAAAACTGCTGTTACTGGAAAAGTTAAAAAAGGTAGTAAAGCAGCTAAAAGACGTAAATCATATTGTGCAAGATCATTAGGTCAATTAAAACGAAGTTCAGCAAAAACAAGAAATGATCCTAATTCAAGAATACGACAAGCTAGAAGAAGATGGAAATGTTAATATATGAGGAAGGATCGCAGGGGTGCCATCCTTCTTCGCCAAAGTTATGAGGAATACTTGCTCAATTTAAATCTTTTTTAAATTAATTTATGAGTTATGTTATAGTTAATCTGCAAGTATTCCTCACCAAAATAAGGAGCATAATATGCTAGGAAATTTAATATCACCTATAGCTAGTTTAGCTGGTACTTGGTTACAAGGACGTGTTGATAAAGCTAAAGCAGAAACAGAGGTAAAGGTAGCTAAAGCTAGAGCCGAAGCGAAAGTTTACGAGACTGAGGCTACATCTAGTTTTCTTAATGAGCAGGCTCTTACAAATCAAATGGGTGAAAGTTGGAAAGATGAAGCGTGGTCACTTTGGTTTATAGGCGTTCTGACAGCCTGCTTTTTGCCTTGGACACAGGAATATGTTAAAGAAGGTTTTATATTCTTAGATCAACACACACCTGATTGGTTTCATCACATGCTTTATATTGTAATAGGTAGCTCATTTGGGTATAGGTTTGGTAAACAAGGGTTGCAAATGATAAATAAAAAGGGTAAATGATGGCAGTTAAAAAAATTAAAAAAGTAATTAAGGGTTTAAATAAAGCATCTAAATTACATGCTTCACAAGCTAAAACTTTAAAAAGTGTTATAAATGGCAAAAAGAAAAGACCCAAAAATAGGAACAGGTAAGAAACCAAAAGGAAGTGGTAGACGTTTATACACGGATGAAAATCCTAAAGACACTGTTGGCATCAAATTCGCAACTCCATCTGACGCAAGAGCAACAGTTGCAAAGGTTAAAAAAATCAATAAACCATATGCAAGAAAAATTCAAATCCTCACTGTTGGAGAGCAAAGAGCAAAAGTAATGGGTAAAGCTCAGGTTGCAAGTATTTTTAAAAAAGGTAAAGAGGCAATAAGAAAACAAAGTGGACGGAATAAAACTAGCTGAACATTTGTTAAAGAACATAAGAGAGCGTAAACAAGATTTTATGATTACACTCTCTAATGGTACGGTAGAATCCATAGAGGACTATCGGTTCATTGTAGGTCAAATACGTGGCATGACTTACGCTGAGGAAGAAATAAAAGCTGCGATGAAAGGAATAGAGCTAGAAGATGGCTAAAAAACTATTCGTGCCAGAGAGATTTGCTAATGCACGTAAAAAAGGAGCAAGTATGGAAATACCTGATGCAGTTAAAAAAGGTTTTCCTAAATTAGAAGATAATCCAAATTCTAAAGACCCTTCCAAATTGGAGGCTTCTGCTTTGGAAAGACTTCCCCAACCAGTAGGGTATAGAATACTTGTTATACCTTATTATATGAAACAACAGACAAAAGGTGGTGTTTTTATACCTGATGCGACACGAGAACGTGAAAGTTTCGCAACTGTAGCTGCTTATGTTGTAAAACTTGGTTCAGACGCTTATACCGATACTGGGAAATTCCCAACAGGTGCTTGGTGTTCTGAAAAAAGTTGGGTTCTTATGGGAAGATATGCTGGAAATCGCTTTAAAGTTGAGAATTTAGAGGTAAGATTGATAAATGATGACAATATTATCGCAACAATACTTGACCCTAGTGATATTTCCTATGTATAAAGAAATTGGAGAATTAAAATGAATGTAGAAAATCAAAACGCTGTAGAAGAAAATGAAGTTGTTGCTATTGATGTTGAAGAAACAAATAATCAAACAGCTGCATCTGAAATACCAACTGTTCCTGAAAAAGAAGAAACCCGAACAAATGTTCAGGAAAAAGAACAATCAGATGAATTAGAAGATTATAGCGAAAATGTAAAAAAAAGAATTAATCAGTTAACTGCTAAAAGAAAACAAGCTTTAGAAGAAGCTGAAGCTGCTATGCAATTCGCACAACAGCAGAAAAAAGAAAATGAAGAGTTAAAACAAAAGTTATCTAATTTAGATAAAGGTTACATTACTGAATACGGTACTCGTGTAGAAACTCAAACTGATCAAGCTAAAAAATTGTTTAAAGAGGCTTATGAAGCTGGTGATTCTGAAAAGATGGCAGAAGCTCAAGATGTCATGGCAAAGTTGGCTATTGAAAAAGAAAGACTAAGAATACAAAAAGCCAGAGCAGAGCAAGAGGTTCAGCAGCCACAACAAGAGCAAACACCTCAAAAACAACAAGCACCTAAAGTAGAGGATTTAGATCCTAAGCTACAAACATGGATGCAATCAAATACTTGGTTTGGCTCAGACATGGTTATGACGGGTGCAGCTCAAGGATTACATCAACAATTAGTTGGTTCAGAAGGCTTTGATCCAACATCTGATGATTATTACGCAGAGATAGATAAAAGGATGCGTGATAGTTTTCCAAACAAGTTTCAGGACAAACGGCAAAACGCCCAAGCTGTTGCTCCTGCAACGTCCAATGGACGGTCAGTAAAATCAGGGCGAAAAAAAACGGTGGAACTGTCACCGGGTCAAGTAGCTTTCGCTAAAAAAATGAACATACCTCTTGAGAGATATGCAAAGGAAGTTGCTAAAATAGAATCAAGGAGAACATAATGGCTGAAATTGATAGAAAAAGTCGAGATTCGCAATCTCGTGAAAAAACAGAGCGAAGAAACGATTGGAAGCCACCGTCTGCATTAGACGCTCCTGAAGCACCTGTAGGATATAAACATAGGTGGATACGTGAGTCCGTTATGGAATATGACGATAAAAACAATATTCACAAAAGAAGACGTGAAGGTTATGAACTTGTTAAGGCAGAAGATTATCCAGATTTTGATGCTCCTGTTATTGACGAAGGTAAAAACGCTGGGGTTATAGGCACTGGTGGATTATTACTTGCAAGAATTCCAGAAGAAATTGTGGAACAACGTAAGAATTATTTTGAGAATAAAACACAGACACAAATGGATGCTGTGGATCGTGATTGGATGAGAGAAAATAATCCTGTCATGCCAAAATTAAAGCCTCAAAGAAGCAGTAATGTTTCCTTTGGGAATAACCGAAATTTAAATGATGATTAATAAGGAGAATCTAATATGGCAAATCAAGATGCCGCTTTTGGTCTTCGTCCAGTAGGTAAAATAGGTGGTATGCCTTTTACTGGTGGACAAAGCCGATATAGAATCGCCGCAAATTATGGAACATCAATCTTTCAAGGTGACATGGTAGCTCAAGTCACTGGTGGTACTGTAGAAGTACACGCTGATGGTGGTACTGTTCCTATTGTAGGTGTATTTAATGGTGTTCAGTATACTGACCCAACAACTAAGGAGCAGAAATTTAGTAATTTCTATCCTGCAAGTACTAATGCTTCTGACATTATTGCTTTCATTATAGATGACCCAAGTGTTATCTATGAAATTCAATGCAATGCAGCTTTTCCAGTTGCAGATTTATTTGGTAACTTTGATATTGTTTACACAAGTTCTGGCAGTACCACTACTGGTATTTCTGGTGCCGAGCTAGATGTAGCAACTGGTGCTACAACTGCTGGTTTACCTTTAAAATGTATTGACATTTCGCAAGACCCTGAAAATTCTGATGTATCGTCAGATGCAACCAATGTGCACGTTGTGATCCAAAATTCTATTTTTGGTCAAAAAGGTGCAGGCTTAGCGTAGGAGGTAGATAATGGCGATAAGTAGAGCACAACTAGCGAAAGAGCTAGAACCAGGTCTGAACGCATTGTTTGGAATGGAATATGACAGATATGATGCAGAACATGCAGAAATATTTGACACAGAATCTTCTGACAGAGCATTTGAAGAAGAAGTGATGTTATCAGGTTTTGGTAACGCACCAACTAAAGCTGAAGGTGCTGGAGTAAATTTCGATACAGCTAACGAAGTTTACACTGCACGTTATACGCATGAAACAATTGCATTAGCTTTTGCTTTAACACAAGAGGCTATGGAAGATAACTTGTACGATAGATTAGGTGCAAGATATACTAGAGCATTAGCTCGTTCTATGGCTCACAGTAAGCAAGTAAAAGCTGCGGCAGTATTAAATAATGCGTTTGACAGTTCATTCACTGGTGGTGATGGTAAGGAGCTTTGTGCTACTGATCATCCTCTTGGTGGTGGTGGAACATTTAGAAATGAGCCAAGTACGGCTGCTGATTTAAATGAAACATCATTAGAGAACGCTTTAATTGACATCTCAACTTTTGTTGATGAAAGGAATATGATTATCGCACTTCGTGGTATGAAAGTTATTGTTCCACCTCAACTACAATTTGTTGCTGATCGTTTATTAGAGTCAACTCTAAGACCTGGTACATCAGATAATGATGTGAACGCTCATAGAAATATGGGTATGTTACCAGATGGTTATGTTGTTAACCACTTCTTAACAGACACTGATGCATTTTTCATTAAAACAGATGCACCAAGAGGTTTCGTACATTTCGAAAGAGCACCTCTTGCAACATCAATGGAAGATGACTTCACAACTGGTAACATGAGGTTTAAAGCTAGAGAAAGATATTCATTTGGATTTTCTGATCCAAGATGTGTATTTGGATCACCAGGTGCTTAAATAAACCGAACAAATGTTAAAGGCGACTTTACAAGTCGCCTTTTTTTTTATATTCTTAAAAAAAACCTTAACTGCATAATGCAGACAAGCCAAGATAAGGAGAATATATATGGCAAACACAACTTTTTCGAGTACCATTCGATCAAAGAGTGGTTTTAAAGTAATAAATGAAAATAGCACTACTGGTGCTATTACAGAAACTGGTTTTTCAGTTAATTCAACTGGACAGTTAATTTCAATGGGTACAAGAAAAATTCAAACATTTGCTATAAGTTTAGCTGATACAAATGCAGCAGGTACAACTTATGCAGACAATGACGTTCTTGTAGAATTAGGTGAACTAAATACAGATCATCCAGATGCACTTGTCACAGCAAGTAAATTTTTTATTCACAAGGTAGTTTTGGGAATTACAACTGCTGCAGCAAGTGATGCTAATTCATTGGCTAACTTACAATTAAGTGCAACATCAGGTACAGCAACTAACACTGCTATATCTTCAGGTACAGAGATTGTGGGTGCTGGAGTTGCTTCATTTAATCCAAGAATTTCAGCAACAGATTCAGTAACAGAAGTAGACATTGATTTAGATGCTACTGCTGGAACATTTCATGTGTTTGAACCAAATATTAGTGCAGCAATTGCAAGTAAAAACTTATACTTAGGTGCAGGTTCTACTTGTGACACAGCTTTAACAGCTTTTAGGGGTACTCTCGAAATAGAATACTCAGTATACTAGGAGGGTAACATGGCTGATGCAGTAGCAAGTCAAACCATACAAGATGGCTTAAAAACGGCTGTTTTAAAATTCACTAACATAAGTGACGGCACAGGTGAAAGTGCCGTTACAAAAGTTGATGTGAGTGCTCTAGGAGGTGATGCAAGTGGACGTGCTTGTACAGACGCAACTATAGAAAAAATATGGTGGCAGTGTACAGGTATGAAAGTTAGTATTCTTTTTGATGCTACATCTGATGTGTTAGCAATACAGCTAGGTGAAAATCAATCTGGTTATCATGATTACACATCTTTTGGTGGATTATCAAACAACTCTGGTAGTGGTAAAACAGGTGATATAAAATTTACTACTGTTGGACATTCTAGTGCAGATACTTACACAATTATTATGCAAGTAAGAAAAGGATACTAATGTCTGCTAAATTACAAGGTGATATAAAGGTAATTAATCAAAGGTTAGATACTATAGAAAATAATCATCTTGTTCATTTAAAAGATGACATTAAATCTGTAAATCAAAAAATATGGGCGATAGTTATTTTAGCTATCGCTCAATTATGTTCTTTGGTTTTAATTCTTATTACGCAAATTATATGAGGTAAAAATGACAACATCTAGCTCTACAGACTTTGAATTAGCAGTTGATGACTATATAGAAGAAGCATTTGAGAGATGTGGTTTAGAAATTAGAACAGGATATGATTTAAAAACTGCTAAAAGATCACTTAATTTAATGTTAGCTGAATGGGCTAATCGAGGGCTTAATCAATGGACAATTGTTCAAAGAACACAAGCATTAACAGCAGATGATACTGAATACGACTTAGGTGCTGATGTTATTGATGTTTTATCTTTAGTTGTAAGAAGAAGTGGCACAGATTTTAATATGTCACGTATAAGTCGTGATACTTATTTATCTATACCAACTAAAACAACTACAGGTAGACCCACACAGTATTTTCTTGACAGACAAATAACACCTAATTTAAAAATATGGCCGGCTCCAGAAAACAGTACAGATGTTATACATTATGATGCTTTAACTAGGATACAAGACGCTGATACTATGCAAAATACTTTAGAGGTTCCTTTTAGATTTTATCCTTGTTTAGCTGCAGGTTTAGCTTATTATATATCAATGAAACGTGCACCTGATAGAATACAATTATTAAAAAGTGTATATGAAGAAGAATTTGACAGAGCTATGGCAGAAGATAGAGATAGATCATCTTTTACCATAACTCCTAGTTTATCTTATTATAAGGTTGGATAATGCCAAAGTATGCAAATGGAAGTGATGCTTATGTAATTTCAGATCGATCTGGTTTTAGGTATCGCACCAAAGATACACGAAAAGAATGGAATGGATTACTTGTTGGTAAAGATGAGTATGAAGAAAAACACCCACAACTTGATCCTAGACCTAAAAAACCAGATGCAGAAGCTTTACGTGATGCAAGACCAGAAAGAACAGAACCAGCGATTGAAGTTTTGTTAGACCTTAATCCTTTTAAAACAAGTAGTTCTGGAAGTAGTACAGTTACTGTAACAGAGAAAAGTCATGGTAGATCTGCATCAAGCACAGTTAGATTTAGAAACGTAGTTTCTTTTGATGGTATAACAAAATCAGTAATGGAAGGTTCATCTGGCTTTACTATTGCTAGTGTTGTTGATACAAATAATTACACCATAACAGTTTCAGATACTGCAACTGTAGGATCAATAAGGGGTGGTGGCAAGATTGCTTCGGCAGGTCCTGTTACATTGGAGGCTTAATGAGTTTTACATTAACAGAATTAAAATCAACTATACAAGATTACTCTGAAAATACTGAAACAACTTTTGTTAATAATCTTAGAGAATT